AACAACAATTGGTTCAAATAGAAGACGCTATTCAACATGGTGGATTTTCCTTTTAAAACCTTCGCACTTTTTAAGTGCGTGGTAACAGTTGCCTTTGTCACTGATAAAAGCCGACACAGTCGGCGATCTAGGTGTGCAAAGGCGTAAAACGCTTGTTTTACCACTTTGTCTTTTTGACACTGATTTTAGGTCCTTGACCACGTTTTTTGGTGTTATTTGGGTCGTATTTCTCGTCTTCCTCATCCGAGTTAATATCTTTACTTAGGTCCCAGAATTCTTTTGACCCCAGTTTGAAGTCATTGTGCGAGTCGGCCTTATACCAGAATACTTGTTCATGCAGTCTATTGGACTTTGCGTTATTATTTATTACTAAGCACTCATAATTTTCAGTGCACTGGTCCATGACCTGACAAAAAGACTCAAAAGTTGGAAACATTCCCGCATAATTCTCATAAATGCGCTTTCTATTTGCAATGTATGGTTCTCTCAAAATAAAAACATAATCTATGTTGGTTCTCAGTGTCGGTGGAATACCGAGCGGATATTGCATTGTGATGATAAGCATAATTTTCCAATGTCTCATTGGATACCATTCTCCGTTAGGCATTTTCTCCTAGCATCACAGAATCTACGCTTTTTAAATGGGCGCAGCACCCTCTCGGGTGGGATTAGACTATATTTTAAGCTATCATAAACGATGATTAGTCGTTTCAAGCCCACGAGCATTTAGTCGTTGAACTGCCATCATATCCTTATCATAACAGACTTAGATGACTAGCTGCGGGTTATCTCTATTTTATGCCTTTTTACTATACCTTATGTGATTAGCATAAGCCATTATAATATTTCTACTATAATTTAGTAGCATAAACTTAACAAGACGTCTCCGCAATTTGGACGTGTCGCAAATGTGTTATTTCCCTAAACACATTCACTAGCTATTCTTTTGGAATAACTACGGCAAACATTCACCGTTCATGAAAAGTAATCGCATCATTTTATCGCGAGTCCATGTGCCGTCATAAAGGCAATCATCAAGAATCACAAAAGCGCGCGGGTCAATTGTGCTGCGTTTGAAAGTCTCCATCTCCTTTTTAATCTGCTTTAAAACCGATTTTTGCCTCTTTAAAATATTCTCAACGATTGCAGTATTGTATTCATTGTGAATAAACAACTTTGGCACCATTTTTCCATAGAAACCGTTTCCCTCTTCTGTTCCTGCTACAACTACGCCAATTGGAATATCTTGATGATAATATAATAAATCTCTTACAAGGAAAGACTTGCCGGTGTCACGACGTCCGATTAAAACTACGACTGGACCTTTAGATTCATTCGGCTTGAAACTAATTGTTTTCATATCAAATTTCTTGAGTTCTAAAGTCATGATATTCTTGTTATTGTTACTTTAGAAAATTGATTCAAAGTAGAATACGCATAATAAGTTATTTAATTTGCAACTTGTATTTGTTTAGCCAAAATTACTAAAGATTTATAAATAAGTTAAAAATAAATATTATTAATATATTATTTAGCTAATGGATAACGATGCTCTTAAAATCAACTACGTGAAGAGAAAGAACACTGAGTTGTTTAAATTATTCAGAAAAGAAAATTTGACTTTTCTCTCTGAAGTTCAAAATTATGCACCCATTTACAATAGGTTTTTTCTATTGAATGAAACAAATTTTAACTCTGTTAATTTGAATCATGAATGGTTTTTAAACAATATAAAAAATACTGTATCTGATAACAAGAATCTATATAACTGTTCTATTCAAAATTTGCAAACAAATAAAACCAAAAAGGCGCAAGTATTCTTTAAAATGGCTCCATTATTGGACCCTTTTAAATTCTTGATTGGAAAATACAATATCAATGATCAATCTTTATTTAATTTACCCAAACTAACAACAAATGGAGATATTGGCGCTGTTCATCCAAAATTATTAGATTATAATAATTCAGCCTACGTTGACGGGTTTTTTTCATTTCTCTCAAGCACATTAATTCATAAATATAATTTTGTCAACGGCGTTAATTATTACGGTTCTTTTCTCGGAGTTAAAAAAGATTTTAAATTGAACATTATTGACGATTTGGATTATCTTTGCAAATCCGATTTTTTTAATAAAAATAAAAATGTCGCATTTCAAGTTGATGATTACAGTTTTTTATATGAGGATGAAGAAAATACAAAAAAATTAGTTCCAATTAAAATAGACCATAATATAAGCAATAAATCAACATTGTCTATTAAATCAATTGATAATGCTTTATTTGAAGATATATTTACAGAAGAACATTTAACATTGGAGGATTTAAAAGAAAATTCAATTGAATTGGTTGACCTTATGAGCTCAGAAAGTTTCTCTCTTGCAGAAGCAAAAACAACCACAATTAAATCCAGTTCAACTTGTTCGTCAAGAACTTCACACACATCTGATAATAGTGGACCCGACGATTCATGCAACAATTGTGATGAAAGTCCAACCGACAATTCAGGTGAAAATAATAACAATGACTCTGAAAATACAGCAAGTATGAGTGAAAGTGGGAGTGAAAGCGAAAGCGAAAGCGGAAGTGACGAATTTTGCGAGGAAGAGCGAATAGAGGCAACCATACCTAGTTTCCCCGTTCAAGTCATTTGCATGGAAAATTGCGACACTACATTTGATGACCTTATAATTAATAACGATTTGACGCAAGAAGAGTGGTTTTCTGCATTAATACAAGTTATTATGATTTTAAATACATATCAAAAAGCGTTTTCATTTACTCACAATGATTTACACACGAATAATATCATGTATAATGAAACTGATGAGAAATATATTTATTATTGCTATAGAAAAATCTATTACAAGGTTCCCACTTTTGGACGCATATTTAAAATCATTGACTTTGGTAGAGCCATTTACAAGTTTGATGGAAAATTGTTCTGCAGCGATAGTTTTCAACCTGGTGCGGATGCAGCAACACAATATAACACTGAACCTTATTTCAATGAAAAGAAACCTCGTTTAGAACCAAATTATAGTTTTGATTTATGCCGCTTAGCTTGTTCTATTTTTGATTATATTATTGAAGATTTAGAAATATTGGATGATTATGACAATTGTGATCCCATTGTTAAGTTGATTTTTGATTGGTGTTTAGATGACAGTGGCATCAATATACTTTATAAAAACAATGGCGTTGAGAGATATCCCGATTTTAAATTATATAAAATGATTGCGCGTTGCGTGCACAATCATACACCACAAGCACAGCTGGAACGTCCCGAATTTAAACAGTTTATTGTAACTAAAAATAAGGTACCAGCTGATAAAATAGTTATAAATATAGACAATATTCCTTCTTTTTCATCTGAAAATGTTTAGAATGCAACCTTTCAATTAAATTAATATTTCATTATTATATATGTCAACACTCGCAATACTTGTTAGAGCACATGGAGATATTTATATAAACATTAATCCAGATATTGGAATTACAGTGCAGGAACTTTTTGAACAAGGAGGGCCACCAGAAAACAGGCACACTGATTTAATAAATTTTAGAGCTCCGCCATATAATATACCAAATTTAGAAGTGGTTTCATTAGCTAAGTTAGGTGGTGTTTGTTACGGCAACTCTGATATAGAACGATTTGTATCAGGCGTAAATCAATACTATCAACAAAACCCAACAGATACTACTTCTAAAGTTAATGAAGTATTTGGAAACCAACCACCAACCGCTTTAAGACAACAGGTTAATCAATTATTTGGCATAAGCTATGCACCTGAAATAACTAATATGTCCACTGGATGGATGCTTAATAAAGTATATACAAAATATGACAATAACAGTGGAGTTATTTTATTTTCACAAGATGGAAAGGACACAGTTAGAGTACACATGTTAAATGGTGCATTAGCAACCTTAACTGCTCAGCTTCAAGCAAATAACGGAATAACTAGAGCGCAAATTCTTCAAACAATTGCCCCATTTGGTTATCAAAATGTATATTTAATAGATCTAACTTGCAATGCTTATAAGAATGCTATGCAAAATGTTTCTCCTCTTAGAGAAGCTCATACTGATTGGATAAATGCTGTTCTTTCTCAACATAACATAAAAGGAGGAATTAAGATTTGCAAGAAATACAAGAAATGCAAAAAACATAGGAAAACAAGAAAGAATAAAAAAAGAAAGGGAAACAATAAAAAAACTAGGAGTAAAAAGTAAAAATTTATTTTATTTTTATTAAATAAAATGAATTTAGAAACATCAATCCCAAGAGATTATGGATTTATTATAACACGGCATGTAAATTCTGAAATTACAAACAAATATTGGAATTTTTGCATTCAATCTATTCGCAGGTTTTATCCATTTAAGAAAATTGTTGTAATAGATGATAATAGTAAAAAAGAGTTTTTAAACGCTGAATTTGAATACAAGAATGTTGAATATGTGAATTCGGAGTTTCCAGGAAGAGGAGAGTTGCTGCCATATTTTTATTTTTACAGGAACAATTATTTTGATAATGCTATTATTATACATGACAGTGTATTTATGCAACAGCGCATTAATTTTGAACTCTTGATAAAGCAACAGGTTCAAGTAATGCCATTGTGGCATTTCTTTTGCGAAAAGAAGGAAAGTTTTGAAGATACAAGAGGAATGATGTCAACGTTGTCAAATAATGATGAAATTATGCATTCATTGATGAATGATAAAACGTATGAAGTAATGGGGCGACCAAATCCGGACGTGTGGGCTGGATGTTTTGGCGCGCAAAGTTTTATAAACCGAGGTTTTTTAATTGGCATTGGAGATAAATATAATTTGTTTTACTTACTACGATTTATTACTGCTCGCAAATATAGATGCTGCTTAGAGAGAATCATGGGAGTTATATTTCATACGGAATATTTAAAACATGTTAAACAACATTCTTTATTAGGAAATATAAGATCATATTGTGATTGGGGTTACACTTATCAGGAACATCATGAGAACTTGAAAAATAAAAAAATACCACGTTTACCTGTTGTAAAAGTATGGAGCGGAAGATAATTTTTATTTTGTTTTATTATTGTTATGGTTTAGTTTTCGGGGGTTGGACGTGATTCAAATATTTGTTTCATGACATAAATGTCCTCCACGGCATAAAGAACGCACTTTTCGCGGCGAGCAAAGCTATTGAAGTAAACAGTGTCAAATGTCTCAAACTGATATCCAAACGTGCAATCCAAATCATACGTCACCGGCTTGCATGCTTTTATGTGGTTCAAAATTGTCAAATCTGCCGCCCTAATAGCAACTCCGTAACAATTTAGATACACGACTTCATCGGTTTCTGGAAGATGCATAATATATTTTCCATTTGTCTTGAGACGACAGTCTACATTCCTGTCTGTATTGATTTTTACTAGACCTGGGCCAGCCAAGGTAAACATGGGTTCCTGAACTTGGATTTCTTCGGCCGTCATCTTTTTGGATTTGATTTTAATTTTACTTTTATTTACAAGTTCAATTTTTTTCGGAATACAAAAAAAAATTGAATTACTTTTCCAAAATTTTGGTCAGAGTAAAAACGCAACAATTTCAACCATGAGTTCTCTTCCAATCTTGCCTGTGAATATTGTGAATCGCATTCTTAGGGATGCAGCAATATTGCACGGAGAAAAAAGTATTCCCAAGTTTAAATTCAGCAAGGCCGCGCAGCAATATATTTACAGGGCCAAATTTCGCAAAAGGTATCTTAGAAAATTCGCGAACATTGAACGTCTGCTTCGCTTCAAAGTAAATAATCCACCGGAGTTCACGTTGATTCTTCCAACGACGTGGACTACGCCTTTCAGGGAGCGGTTCAATATTTTCCGCGACTGGGAACAGACTCCGGAAGAGAGAGAGGCAACCGTGTCGCGCATGAGGCCTGCAATGGTCGTAAAATTCCCTCAAAAAACGCACACTTATTCATCTGGCAGTGAGATGGAATACAAGTATTCTTACTGCACATTTGATAACGGATGCGTATTTGTTGAAAAAAATACTATCCCCGACGACGATGACTATTATCTGTTCTTTTGGCGTGGATACATTTGTCTAGATGGACACACCTTTCCCATCTTTGACATGCCAAGGTCATTGAACAATAGCCAAGAAACGCCGGAACAAAATCCACACGGAATTGACAACTGCACCGAAATAAAGTATCTAGAAAAAGAGTTGGGACAAAATGTGCGCATTCCCAATTATAGTCAAACAAATTACACTGTTTATGATGAAGAGAAAAAGGAGTGGTTGCGGAGTCAAGAATATTACTTTACGCCCCAAGAAGCTAGGTTTTTGGTTCCCTTTTACGAGGAGCCAGAGCCAGATTACGGTTATTATAGCGATTAAAAACCTGGATTATCAGTGAAAACAGCTGGATTTGTAACAGAATTCTCACCACCATCTTGAATTACCGGCTTCAATTGTTCAACCACAAATAAACCAACAACCACGCTAAAATAGACTAATAAAGAATCACGAATCAAAAATTTCAACGGTTTACTCTCTCTATCCACAAAGCGCATTTCAATAAATTTTACTACAAAAAAAGCAAATGAAACAATTCCTGCGACGACAAATGTATTCATTTTTATACTGTAAATGACTACATTCTTATTTTTTATTTTACGCATTATTAGGCTAAAACCTCAACATCATCTAATAACAAATCTGGCTCCAATCGGAGTTCAGGAAATTCAATATTGTGAACGTCTAAATTATCCAATGCAACATCCTGGTCAAATATTTGTAATCTAACATTTTTGTCTTCATCGTCATCTTCTTCGGCTTGTTTTCGTTG